AGACTCTTGGGAAAAAGCTTTAGAGTTAGAAGTAGAAGCTACAATTAAAGACCTTCCTCAAGATATTAAAGACTTAGTAAAGTTTGCATCTAAAGGAGGAAATGTTGGAGAACTGCTAGGTAAGATGATTCAACATGCTACTTCAGGTATTACTAAAGATAGTGATATTGATAATGAAGATGTACAAGTTCTTGCAGTAACAATGGATTTAAAAAGTCAAGGTTATGACCAAGAATATATAGATTCTCAAATTGAGTTTCTAAAAGAAAAAGATAAACTTGAAGGAATAGCTAAAAAGTCTTATGATAAAATTATTGCAGATCAAGAAAATGAAACTGCAGGACAAGTTCAAAGACAAAAAGATATTGCAGAAAATAGAAAGAAACAAGCTAGAGAATATAAGACTAATATTACCACTCATATTAATAGTTTGAATGAAACAGGGGGACTACCTTTATCTAAACAAGATAAGACAAGTCTTCCAACTTATATCTCAGAACCTAATGTAGAATTACAAGATGGTAGATATGTAAGTGAAATGCAAGCAGACTTATTTAAAGTGATGGCAGACAAAGATAAGATAGTTCTTTTAGCTAAACTTTTAAAAACAGATTTTGACTTTAGTGCTATTGAGAGAAAGAAACAAACTCAAGCTGCTAGAGGAGTCAGAGAAGCTGTTGAAAGAGTTGACAGAAAGGAATTATCAAATTCAGAAAGTGGAGGTCACAAATCCAATAAAAAGGCCCTTTGGGATATGCTAGAGGGATAAACTAAATTAATTATTAACTTAAAATTAAATCAAAATGGCTACATTAGGAAGCAAGCTTCTCGTAAAAGAGATGGAGTGGAATGCCAACATGACTGAGCAATCTCACTTAGGTGCTGCTCTGATTGCTAAACCACACCGTATTCTTGGAGAAATGGACAAATTGTTCTCAGCTCAGAATTACTATTCTGACAATCCAATGTCTTCTTTGTTGATGGGTAACTCTAAAACAGAAGAAACTATTGGTAACACAGAATGGGAATGGGAATTGAAAGGTGCAAACACTAGACCTCTAGTTGTTGTAGAGAATGTTGAAGATGCTGGAAATTTAACTCCAGGTAAATTCAAAAAAACATTCAAAATTAAACTTGATGAGAACTGGTACTTACCAGGAGATGTTCTTATGCCAGGTACTTCTAACAAGAAATACCAAGTGCGTGTACAGAATCAAGGAGTAAAACATGGTGATGGTACTGTCTACACTGTAAGAATGAATTCAGATGATCCACAAGCATTTATGCCTGTTAAATATTTGAAGCCAGGACAACAATGGGGTAAACTATTCTCTCAATATGAGGAAGCTGCTGAGCAATCAGGTTCAACTGTATTCAGTTTGCCAATTGCCTTCAGAAACAGAATGTCTAAATACCGTAAAGAATACAGAATTACTGACTATGCTTCTACTGAAGTATTGGCTGTAGCTATTCCTGATTCTAAAGGTGCTTATCATAATTCATGGATGCGTTATGCTGAAGTTGAATATTGGCAACAATGGTACAGAGAAGTAGAACGTGGATATTGGTATTCAAGATCTGCAGATACTGTATTAGGTGCTAATGGAAGACCAGTAAGAATGGGTCCTGGAATCCAAGAGCAATTGGAAGATTCTCACCAACACAGATACTCTCACTTAACTGCTAAGTTAATTGAAGAGTACTTGCAAGACATCTTTTATTCTCGTGTTAAGCCAGGTGCTGGAAGACAGGTTAAAGGATTCACAGGAGAGTATGGAATGTTACAATTCCACAGAGCTATCCAAGATTGGCAAAACAAATCAGGGTTTATTAAAAATATTGAAGTTTACACTAACAAAGTGACTAACTCAGTACACACTAATTCCCTTGAAGCTGGTTACCAATTTGTGAAATACAATATGGCAAATGGTGCATCTCTTGAGTTAATCCACAATCCTCTTTATGATGATAGAGAGATTAACTTTGAAATTGATGAAGTTACAGGTTTCCCAATTGAGTCTCAAAGAATTACATTCTTAGACTTCTCAGGAGAATCTAAAAACTCAAACATCAAAATCATGAACAAGAAAGATGGTTTTGCCTTTACTTATGTTGAAGGTATGTATGGTCCTTATGGTCCTAAAAATGGTGGTTCTTCTGCACACTCTGGTTCTTACTATGAAATGCATGTTGAAAAATCATGTGGTATCCATATCCATGACATCACTAAATGTGGTGAACTTATCTTATCTCGTAACTAAGATGAAAGCTTGTAAACCTAAGGTAGGTGGTATGAAACCAAAACCTAGAAAATAATATTATATATTCTACTAATAAGCTCCTGTAACAGGGAGCTTTTGGTGGTAAAGGGAAAAAGGTTTTCCTAGAATCAAGTTCATTAATTTAAAGAGAAAAAATTATGGCATCAGTAAAAGTTGAAGTCAGACCTATTGAGTCAAAAAGATGGCACAACAAGACAGGTCAAGAGTCTTTCACAAGACCTAAAAAAATTCAAGCATTAGTAGATGGTAGCACAATGAAATATGCTACAGGTCTTTCAGATGCAGACATTAAAGAGTTAGCCAAAAAAGGGGTTAATTATGATTTATCAGGTAACTATAATTCTGATAATCCTCATCCTTTTTGGGACTCTAACATGGCAGTTATTAAGTTAGAAAACAACACAATGTTTTTTGACACTGATAACCCTCTAGATTTTATTAAAATCAGAGTAATGAAAGCTAGTAAGTATGTTGCTAATTCAATGGCAGAATATGATCTAGGTGCATGGCCAGAAGCTACTCATGTTATCTATGATGAAGCAGAACAAGCTTCAGTAATGGCAAGTAAAGTAGAACAAAAAAATACTGCTATCATTGAAGGTTCTAAACTATCTTTAGATAGAAAAATACAACTGATACTTGTATTAGGTGGTAAGAATATGAAGAATCAATCTGCAGATTTTATAGCTGTAGAGTTAGATAAGATTATTAGCAAAGATGCTGGAGAATTTTTAAGATTTTTGAATATGGATAAGAAACAAACTGCAGCACATGCTCTTGTTTTAGAAGCTTTACAAAAATCTGTCCTAAGAAGAGAAGGTCAAAGAATCTTCCACATGGATTCTCCTTTAGGTATTGATGAAATTGAAGTAGCTGAGTATCTATCAAAAGAAGAAAATCAAGATATTAAACTCTTGATATTGTCTAAAATTAATAACTAAGAGTTATGACTACTAGGGAAATGCACTATGACTTCAAACAGAAGTTTAACAAAATAGACAGTCAAAAAAATAAGGGACTATTAGTTCCTGAAATTGATTGGCTTCTTAATGAAGCAGCTGAACTTTTTGTTAAAAGAGTTGCACAACCTAAAGCAGACAATGGTCTTGGTTTTGAGACTTCTCAGAGAATAGTAGAAGATATTAAAACTTTAGTTGTTGGAGGAAGTTGGTTACCAGTTACTAATAACCTTATTACTTTACCTAGTAATTATATGTACTTTGTAAGATGTAGAGTTAAGTTATCAAAAGGTAGTTGTACAAATCAAGAAGCAGTTCTCTATATTAGAGAACACAATGACTTATTTGAAGAGAGCCAATTTTATAATGCTTCTTTTGAATGGAGAGAAGTAAATGGTGTTTATGAATCAGGAGGTATCCAATCTTACACAGATGGGACCTTTACAATAAATCAAGCTAAGTTGTCTTATATACGCAAAATGGATTATATACATAATGCTCAAGACTTCATGTCTGGGTCATATAATCACCCCTCAGGTGTAACCTTAACAGGTGCTAGGAATTGTGATCTCCCTGAACACACCCATAGGGAAATTGTTGATATAGCAGTGATGCTTGCTGCAAGTGAAGTGCAAACTTCAGACTTACAGGGTAAAATCAGTAAGTTAGGTTTTAATCAAATTGTTTAATTAAAAAAAAGTAGAAATTATGAGTAATCGTAACAATGACGTTTTTAAAGTGTTACCAGTTAGTAACTGTAACCTATTAGATCCTGGACAAGGAGTTACTGTAGAAAATTTGGCTATAGGTCAATTAGGTGCATTTGATGCAGCTACTAACTTAGCTGTGGATCAATTTACAAGTCCAATGCCTAAAGAAATTTTCTTTGCTTTGGCTTATACTACAGATGCAGGTGGTGTTGACTACAGAACTTCTGCAGGTCAAGTAATACAAAGACAAGGTGTAGTAGGTTTTACTGAAAAACTTTGTACAACAGGAGCCCCTATGAAGGTAACTGTAGGTAACTTCAAAGCTGAATGTGATACTGAGTATGGTGTAAGAATTGAATTCCGTAATTCAAAAATTAACAGAATACAAGGTTACAACCAATTTAGTAAAGCATTTATGGTTACAACTCCTTGTTGTGATGATTGTGCTGAAGGATGTGGTTCATTAGATGCTAATGTGTTGACTCAATTATTTGTGGCTAACATCAATGCAGATATATCTGGATTAGTTTTAGCTCAACCTGTTGCAAGACAAGCTTTGACTTCTGCTACTCATGGAACTTCTGTTAACTATGCTGCTGGTGCAGTTATGAGTGATGCTGATGTTGCAGACTTAATTGTCTTTAACTCAACTGCTCTTGCTGCTAATCAAGTATTTGCTGACTTTCAATTAGTTAGTCAACCACTTTCTATTGGTTCTTTCTGTCAAGTAAACTTACACTACTACAAATTATTGGAAACAGTTCTTATTGTTTCTTTGATTGAAGGTTTTGGATGTTCAGGTGCAACTACTATCAATCAATATCCTGTATATGCAGAAGGTACTGGTAGTAACCTTTTACAAAAAGAATACCATGCTTCAGGATGGTCAGGTTCAGGACCTTACAAATTGTCAGGAGTAACAGGTACTGCTTATGGTAACATTAAGTACTTGGCTGATAAGAACACTAATTATGACCAAATTATTTTGGAATATAATCAAAGTTCTGAATCAGGATGGCAAGAGTACAGTAATCCACTAAGCACAATTTTTGCTTATGAGTGTGATGACTGTAACTTAGGAAACTCTATCAAAAACTTTTTGACAGCTTTTATTACTAATACTCCTTTAATTGATTAATTAAAAGAGTAGTAAAATAAAGCTATTTAATAAAACATCTCTATTTTTATAGAGATGTTTTTTTTTATTTTGTATATTTGACACTTAAAACACTTTCCCATGGCTTTGAATTACACATACTTAAAATACAAAGGCACTCACACACTTAGAAATAATGAGACAGTAAATCTTACTTATCATATAAGTACTGTGACTTGTGAAGCAACTACTGAAATAAAAACAGGAATAATTCTACCTAATCAAACAATAGATTTAACTTTTTTAACAGATGGAAACTATTCTATTTATTTAAGTTCTTCTACAGAAAGCAGTGTTCCTTTTACTATTAAGTACTACAATAATTTATTGAGTTCTTTTATTTCATTGACACAAGAAATTGTATGTGAGTCAAGTTCAGGGTCAGGTATGGGTTCAGGTATGGGTTCAGGATCAAGTTCAGGAATGGGGTCAAATTCAGGCTCAGGTTCAGGGGCAGGAATAGGTTCAGGGTCAGGAAGACAATGTGGAGATTGTGGAGGACCTGCCCAATGTGAGGACTACTTAGAAATTTTTATGAAAGCTCAAGCTTTTAATACAGTTAATTATCCTACATACCAAAATTACATAAATCAAATTACACAAAATAATATTTGTCTTTACACTCAAGAAGTACTTTGTAGTTTACTACATGAAAAAATATATGGAAGTGCAAAAACAAAAGATACTATGTTAAGTATCATTAGTTCTTATTATTTAGCTTTTTATTATCAAGATAAAGCTTTGGCAGTAAGTCAAGAAGAAAAAGATTATATTACAAATATGTATAATTTTGATACAATAGGTTCATGTATAAGAAAAATAGGTATTAATCCTGTAGACCCTACTTCTATAACTACTGCTGCACCTACAACTACTCTACCTATTAGTAGCACAAGTAGTACAAGTACAACAACTAATTCAAATATAAGTAGTACTACTACAATGCCTATTTCCAGTACTTCTAGTACTACTAGTGTCCCTCCTTCAATGGTTTGGACTTATAGTATAAGACTACTTTCATGTGAAGACTGCACTGTTGTAGGTAATGGATCATTTACTAATTCTTTAGAATTAGTAGTTGGAAACTACTATGCCTCTACAAGTTCACCTTATAAAATTTTAATTCTTGAATTTGTGTCAGTTGCTCCTGGTAATAATGCATCATCAAATATTTTAACATCTAGTGGTGCAACCACTTGTCAAGGGATTACTTGTATTACAAGTACAACAAGTACTACTAGCACAACAAGTACTTCTAGTACTACTTCTACTAGTAGTACAAGTACTACGACAAATCCTTGTACTATGATAGGAACTGCTACAGAAATAATTATTTAAAAAAAAAACATAATTATGACAGTCTTAGTTAAACTATCAGTAGCAGGTACAAGTACAACACTTTTTAATCTTTATTCTAATTTAGATTATAA